GCAAGCGATTGTGGCGGGAGAAGAAGGCCGCTGAACGCGCCGAAAACACGAAGAATGTCACGCCGTCCGTCACGGATGTGTCACAGCGGGACAACACCGTCAGTCACGCCGTCCGTCACGGACCTGTCCCACCCACCCCGACCCGACCCGACCCGACCCGTCCCCGACCCCCATCCCCTATCGGGGATGAGGAGGGTGTGGGAGGGGATCCGCACACCGAACTCGCCCTCGTCACCGATCACACAGCCGTCGCCAAGGCGCCGGCCAACACGAAGACGAAGCGAGGTACACGCCTGCCAGACGGCTGGTTCCCCGACCGCACCGACGCCGCCCTCAAACTCGAGAACACCCACGACCGCCAATGGCTCGCCCGTGAACTCGACCGATTCCGCGACTACTGGCAGGCCAAGACCGGCAAGGACGCGACCAAGCTCGACTGGACCAAGACCTGGTGCAACTGGCTCCGCAACGCCGAAGACCACCAGACCCGCAACCGCCCCACCGGCCCCGACTGGAACCGGTGGGCCGCCGAAGCCCGAGCCGAAGACGAAGCCGAAAGGAGACAGACATGGACCGCGAACACGCCGTCGCAGTCCTCCGCAAGGTGATCGCCTACTGCCCCGCCCAGAAGCTGAACGACGACTCACGCAACGCATGGGCCGAAGCCCTGACGAATGTGACGTTCCAGGACGCGCTCGACGCCGTCGCCATCCTCGGAGGACGACCCCTCGAACCCGGCGATCAGCTCTGGATCCAGCCCGGCCACGTGATCTCCGAAGTACGCCGCCTCCGCCACGCCCGCATCGAATCCACCGAAGCCGCCCTCACCGGAGCACCCACCGACCCGGCCGAATACCTCACCTGGCTCCGCAGATCCAGGAGCGAACTCGGAGACGGCGACTACCAGCCACCAGACATCCAGATCACCGGACACACCATCGCAGAACTCCCCACCCCAGGAAGGACCACCAACCATGACTGACACCGACACCGACCTCATCGAATCCCTGATCTCGCGCCTCGACACCGAGTTCGCCAGCGAGGATCCCGCCACACTCCGCACCGCCGCCCGACACCTCCGGCCCACCGATCCTGACCTCGCGAGGATCGCCGACGAGCTCGCCGACCTGGCCCTCGACATCGACTGCCGCACGGGTGGCTCAACCCTCGACCCTCGACCCAATCAGGTCTCGATGATGGACCAGGTCACCATCGTCACCGACGGCGGCACCTCGTCCGGCCAGATCCGCCAGATCTGGATCGGAGGCGTCGACATCACCGCCATCATTCGCAGCATCAGCCTCACCGGCACCGCACCTGACTCCACCCTGCGCATGCACGCCGAGGTGGGGTCCCTCGGCCCCATCCTGTTCGCCGCCACCGAGGAGGTCCTGGCATGAGACGCCGCACCAGCCGACCCGCCGCCACTCCGATCGTCTCGACCGGCCCCAACCTCGCCTGCGAGATCCACGACGACGACACCACCGTCCACCTGCGCCGCGAGGGCGACCGGGTCACCCTGCACACCGGATTCGGGATCGGCGCCATCACCATCAGCCGCGCAGCCGCCCAGGTCCTGGCCGGCCAGCTCACCGCCATCGCCCAGGAGCAGACCCGATGATCACCATCGACATGGAGATGCACGACCGCCTCGACCTGCTCGGCGTCTCCCTGCGCGACATCCACCCCCCGGTGGTGAAGACCCCCACCCCCAGTTCAGCGACCCCCCGCCCGCCACGCCTGCCCCCCGCCCCACCGGACGCCACCCTCACCGTCCTGGCCCGCACCCACGTCCCAGCTCCGCCAGGACCATGGACGCTCACCGCCCAGCAACGCCAGCACATCCTCGACACATTCCGAGACCTCGACGCCGTCGCATGGCTGCCCACCGGCGGCTACCGGCGAGGAGGACGTCTCAGGCGGCCGAGGAGGCGCACACGATGACCGGAGCCAACAGCCTCACCCCACGCGGCTCCACCAACGCCTGGCGCAAGTTGCGAATGCAGTGGCAGCCACTCGTCGAAGCCGGCGCCATCCAATGCTGGCGCTGCCAAGGCCAACGCGGACCACTCGACCCCAACCACTGGCACCTCGGCCACGTCCGCGACCGCAACCACGGCGGCAGCGACGCCGAGACCAGACCCGAACACCCGAGCTGCAACCTCGAGCACGCCAACGACGCCAAGACACCAGACAGGCCCACACCATCCCGCAACTGGTTCCCCGAAGGACTCCAATGACCGAAACCATGCACCAGACCCACAAAACGGCACCCAGGACGCGACGAGATAGGAAGGGGGCACAGTTCCTCGGGTCCGCACCTGAAATGCCGTCAGATCGCCACCAGCGAGCAACCGGATGGCAACGGCAGGCGCGAGCCGGACTCCGAGTCGCGACCGACCCGCGAAGCTGTGCCGAACCTGTGAACCAGCCGAGCGCCCCGGTTTTTTTTGAGGACCACCCGGGTCAGACACCGCCGATGGCCCCCCGGCCGCTTTCTTTCTCGAATCCGTCTTCTCGGGGAGGTGCTGACCGATGACTAGGGCGAGGAGCTGGGGCAACGGCGCCGGCCGGTTCGGGAAGGCGGCCCGCGCGATCGCGAAGGAGGTCGGCTCCAGCAACCCGGAGACGCTGCTCCTGGCCGAGATGCTGAAGGACTCGGCCGATCTGGCGGACTCCTGTCGCAACCAGCAGGACCGGCCGGGATACATCTCGGCGACGACTCGGATGCTGATGCTGTTGAAGGCGATCAAGGGAGGTGCAATCGATGGACTCGCAGACGATGACGCGGCTTCCGATGGTGGGGCCGGTCGAGTGGCCGAGCTCCTGGGGGCCGGCCCCGAGGTGGGCGACTCGCAGGCGTCCTGAGCGGCCGTCCTTCGGTCCGGCGGTGGCGCGGATCACGAAGGCGATCTTCGGGATGGACTTGTTCCCGTGGCAACGGTATGTGCTCGACGTCGCCCTGGAGGTGCTGCCTGACGGGTCGTGGGCCTACAACGAGGTGCACGTTCTGGCGCCGAGGAGGAGCGGGAAGACTGCGATGGTGACGGGGCTGGTGGCTCACAGGTGTGGGCAGCCGCGGGAGGCGCGGGCGTTCATGACGGCGCAGTCGGGGGATGCTGCTCTGGCGCGGTGGGGTGATGTGTCTGGGCGGATCGTGCGCTCGGCGATGGGTGATCGGGTGAAGCGGAAGATATCGATCGGCCACGAGGGCCTGGCGTGGCCAGGCAGTGGGTCGTTCTTCCGGCCGTTCACGCCGAAGGAGAACGCGATCCATGGTGATGAGCCGGATCTGGTGTTCGTGGATGAGCTGTGGTGGTTCTCGATGGCCGACAAGTTGGCGTTGGAGGACGCCTGGGTGCCTGTGTTCAGTGTGAAGCCGGGGCAGGCGTGGCTTCTGTCTGCGGCCGGCACTAGCAGGTCGGAGTGGTTGAAGGACGCCAGGGAGAAGGGCCGGGCCGCGATCGAGCGCGACAGCGGCGAGGGCGTGGCTCACTTCGAGTGGGGGTTGCCTGAGGAGGTCGGCGGGGTGCGCACCTCGCTGTTGGAGGACGAGGAGCTCCTGGATCTGACGTTGGATGCTCATCCGCGGCGGGATCATGGGATCCGGCGTGGCTTCTTGGAGTCGGAGCTCGCACAGTCCAGGTCGCGGTTCCTTCGCGCTTACGGCGGGCTGGATGCTGACGAGACGGCGTCGGAGACGGTGATTGATGAGTTGCAGTGGGGGCGGGCGCGGACGCGGGAGCAGATCCCGGAGACGGCCCTGGTGGGCATCGGTGTGGGCGTGGATCAGGACGGGGTGGATTCGGCGATCACGGCGGCGTGGCGGCGGCCTGACGGGGTGGCGTTGACGGAGCAGATTGCGCACCGTCCTGGCACGCGGTGGGTGGCGCCGGCGGTTGAGCAGTTGGTGGCGGCGCATCATCCGGTGGCGGTGGCGATCAACCATGTGGGGCCGGGCAGGAATGTGGCCGACGAGCTGACAACGCACGGCGTGGAGCTGCTGAAGCTCGGCATGGGTGATTGGGGGTCGGCGTGCATCAGGTTCAAGTCTGGGGTGGAGGAGTCCCCAATTTCGGTGTCACATGACGGGCATCCTGACTTGGAGGATTCCATGCGCCATGCCGGGCTCCGGGAAACGAAGACTGGGCTGACGATGTGGGCGAAAACTTCGGAGGTGACCGTGACGGTGCTCGAATCGACCACGGCGGCTGTGTGGGCCGCTGATCATCCTGGCGACGTCGAGCCCGTCAAGCCCACGTTCAGGATCTTCTGATGGCGGTCTATCAGGTGGGGGGCCTGTCGGCGGATCAGGTGCGCACCCTGAACGTCGGGCCGGTGGGAGTGCTGACCGGGTGGACGATGGCCACGGATCCGGATCGTGCGAAGGGGATTCCCGAGGTTGCTCGGGCGCTGGGGATTGTGGCGTCGATGCCGGCGACGATGCCGATGAACGCGTGGGTGGGTGCGGCGCCGTCGCCGTGGCCGTGGATGATCCTGACCAGACCTGATCCTGACGCTGAGACGGCCTGGTTCGTGGAGCAGAACTTCATGGACTGGTGGATCCACGGGAACGCGATCTCGCTGGTCACTTCGAGGAGTGAGGCGGGGTGGCCGTTGACGATGGCGTGGGTTCCGGCGCCGAGGGTGGCTGTCACTGAGGAGCCTGTCACCGGGGCCCCGATCTACTGGGTCGACGGCGTGCAGGTTCCGAGCTCCGATGTGATCCATGTGCGGCGGGGTGCGAACAGGTGGAACACGCTGATCGGCGTCGGTGTGGTGGAGCAGCACCTCGCGTCGCTGGGGAAGGTGGCCGACCAGGAGGCCTACGAGGCCCGGGTTCTGGACACGTCGGCCGTGCCGTCCGTGGCGATCGTGGTCCCGAACTCCGAACTCAGCCAGGAGGAGGCGGACGCGGCGAAGTCGTCGTGGATGGAGAAGTTCTCCGGGCCGACCAGGGCGCCGGCCGTCCTCCCGAACGGGACCGAGATTGTGAAGTTGGCGTGGTCGCCTGCCGATCAGGAGCTCTCCGAGGCGCGCAAACTGTCGCGGGTCGACGTGGCGAACATGTTCAACCTGGATTCGTTCTGGTTGGGCGGCGAGACGGCCGGCATGACCTACAAATCGCCGGGGCCGATGTTCTTGATGCTGATGCGGCAGACCCTCGGCTTGATGATCTCCCAGTTCGAGCAGGCGTGGGGGAAGGCGTGGCTGCCACCTGGCACTGACCTTCGGTTCGATCGTCAGGCGCTGCTGGGTGATGACATGCCGACGACGGTCGCGTTCCTGGCCCAGGCCGTGAGTTCCAAGATCCTGACCCGGAATGAGGCCAGGTCGTATCTGGGGAAGGCGCCGGTGGATGGCGGCGATGAGTTCGATGATCAGCCGGCGGCGCCGGTGGCACAGGAGGTTCAGGCATGAGTGACGTGGTGACGCTGCGGGCTCCCGAGGTGAGGACCTCGACGGTGGCTCTGAAGCTTGTCGACATGGAAAACGATGGCCGGACGATCAGCGGACGTGCGGTGCCATACAACACGTTCGCGTCGATCGGCTGGTTCGCGGAGCAGCACGCGCCGAAGTCGTTCGCGAAGAGCATCAGGGAGGCTGCGCGGAAGCTTCCGCTGCTGCTGTGGCACAACAACGCGTCCTTCCCGGTTGGGGTGTCGGAGGAGTGGGATGACAACGACAACGGGCTGGACTGCACGTGGCGCATGGATTCCTCGGAGGAGGCCGAGCGTGCCGCTGACCTGGCCGAGAAGGGAATGCTGACCGGGTTGAGTATTGGCTTCGCGCCGATCCGTAGCGAGTGGGAGTACGTGCCGGATGAGGACTGGGACCCTAACCGCGGCGTGGACGGCATGGACAAGGTGACTCGTCTGGAGTCGCGACTCCTCGAGGTCAGTCTCACCCCGACGCCCGCGTTCGCGGGCGCGAAGGTTTCCCAGGTTCGATCGCGGGAGCAGCGCCGCGAGATGCCGAATCACGAGCTCGTGTTCCCGAAGCGGGAGGCGTGGGCGCAGTGGCTGGCAGCGAATCGGAGGAGCGCATCATGATGCAGCTTCCGTCTCCGGCTGATCTGGCGTCGCTGCGCGCCTCGATCAACGCGATGATCTCCGGACATCTCACCGCCGAGGTTGAGGAACCTGATCCGCGTCCTGAGCGGGCTGAACCTGAGCATGCCGACGGTGAGGGAATTTCAGGGCGGCAGGATGCCAGCATGAATGACCAGAAGGGCCAAGGCTCTTCTGCTCCCCGCCGGAGACGAACCACAACAACCCGGAGCAAGGCATCACGGGCCACCAGTTGATGTGGGGGATGGGCCACCACGGAGGAGCGAACACAGTCACTGTTCGCACCCCCTGGAGAGGTGGTTCATCATGGGAAACCCGGTCCTTGAGCGGCTGCTCAATCAGCGCTCCGAGCAGGAGGAGTTCATCTCCCAGCTGCTCGACAAGGCCAATGAGGAAGACCGCGACCTGGTCGACGCCGAGCTGAAGAACGTCGAGAGCGCCCGTCAGCGGATGGCGGAGATTGACGAGCAGGTCAAGCCGCTGGAGGCGTTCGAGGAGACTCGCGCCGCCCATCAGGTTCGCAAGCCGGCCGCGCAGGCCAGGCAGCCGCGTGGCGATGGTGAGCAGCGCAGGCTGTCCATCGAGCCCCGCGAGCAGGCCTACAAGACTCCCGGCCAGTTCATCACCGACTACATTCGGGCGGTCGGCTACGCCGGCGCCCAGGTCGCCCCATCCCCGGATGCGCAGCAGCGCGTCTCGGCCGCGCTAGGACGTGATGTGATGGCCCTGCAGCGTGCCGTCAACGATGTGGGCGCCGGTGAGCATCAGACCACCGCCGATACCCCTGGGCTTCTGCCGTCCTCGATCGTCGGTGAGATCCTCAATGATCTGGATGGGGCCCGCCCGTTCGTGTCCTCGATCGGGGCGAAGCCGCTGGCCGGTATCGCCGGGAAGAGTTTCGAGCGGCCGCACATCACCGGTCACACGAAGACTGCCGAGCAGACCGCCGAGAAGGGTGAGCTGATCTCTTCGGATCTGAAGATCGAGGGTGTCCCGTTCACGAAGCACACCTTCGGCGGGTTCGTGAACATCTCCAGGCAGGACATCGACTGGACCTCGCCCAGTGCGTGGGATTCGGTGATCGGTGACCTGCAGGTCATCTATGGCACCGATACCGAGGATTGGGCTGCTGGCCAGTTCTCGACTGCTGTCACGCAGTCGGAGACGGTGGCCGCCGACGATCTGGCCGGATGGGTCAAGGGCCTGTACAGCGCAGCTGTGAAGGCCATGACTGGCAACGGCACCAAGCGTGCCTCCTCGCTGCGTCTGGTCAACACGATCTGGACGTCGGTGGACATGTGGGCCTCGCTGGGGACTCTCCTGACCATGGCGAACGTCACTGCCGCCACCAACGAGAACCCGGGCGCTGCCCGCGTCTCTGGGTTCGAGGGGTCGATCCTCGATATCCCCCGCATCATGGTTCCCGGACTTCCTGCCGGCACCGTGATCCTCGGACGCTCGAACCTGGCCGAGTTCTACGAAGAGAGGATCGGCTTGCTGCAGGCGATCGAGCCGAAGGTCTTCGGGATCGGGGTCTCCTATGGCGGCTACGCGGCCACCGGGGTCCTCGACGCATCGGCGTTCTGCAAGATGTCCGTCGCTGGGACTGCCGGCGGCTGACCGGGGCTGGCGTCGTGTCTGAGATCACCGTTCTGGACCAGATTAGTCCGGACTTCGCCACCCATGATCAGGCTCTTGTGGCTGCGTCATGGGCGGCGGCGGACGCCTGGGTTGCGGCCCGGATTCGGTTCCGTCCTGAGCAGGCCGGTGTGGATGTTCCTGGTGACTTGGTGAAGGCGGTCAGTCTGCTGACGGCCCGCTACCTGGCCCGTAGGAACAGCCCGGATGGGTTCATCGGGATGGGCGAGTTCGGGCCGGCCAGGGTGCCGATCAACGACCGCGACGTCAACAGCCTGATCGCACCCTATCGGCGGGTGGTGTTCGGATGATCACCCCCGCCATCGTCCGCCAGGCCGTCGGGAACGCGCTTGAGGGCGTCTCGGCGACCGTGGTGGCCGCCGGTGTGGTGGATGGTCTGCCGGTGCTGCCGGCCATCGTGGTGGGGATGCCGTCCTGGGATCACCGGGAGGGCACGTTCTGCCTCGATGAGTGGACGGTCCCCGTCGCCGTGGTCGCCGCGGCCGCGGGCACCTCACCCACCGCCGAACTGGCGCAGCTGGAGGAGCTGTGGCCCCAGGTCGCCGCCCATCTCATCGGTGCCTGTGAGGCGGACCAGACCCTCGGCGGGCTGGTCTCCAACTGCGGCGTGAAGGGTTCAGAATTCGGAAGCTACGACGTTCAGGGTCAGTCATTCCCGTGCGTCATTATCAATATCGAGATTATTGGATAACCGGGAGGAATCATGGCTTTCGAGCCGACATATCTCAAGAATGTGGACCTCATCATCGGGGTGGAGGCCACCGGAACCAACTTCAAGTGCCAGGTGCAGAGTGTGAAGCTGACCCCTGACGCGGACACTTCCACCGAGAAGGCGCTGTGCCCCGAAGGGGTCTATTCCGAGGTCGATGACCCGGAGTGGACGCTGGAGGTCGGCTATCTGGCCGGCCGGGACAAGGAGGACGCCACCAAGGCGCTCTCCGAGTTCATGCGGGTGAATCACGGCAAGACGATGCCGTTCACCTTCCGGCCGTACACCGGTGAGCCTGAGGGCGGCTTCTCCGGTGTGATCCGCTGCATGGCGACCGAGTTCGGCGGTGAGCAGGGGTCCTTCTCGAAGGTGTCCGCGAAGCTGCCGGTCATCGGGCAGCCGACGCCGCTGGCAACCACCACTGAGCCGTGAGAAAGGACTGCTGACTGATGAGCAAGAAGCTTGTTTCCGTCTCCCCGACTGGGGCATTCGAGGTCGATCTTGATGACGGCCGCACCCTGTCGGGGAAGTCGAAGCTGATCGACGTCGTCAAGTGGGAGAGGCAGCACAAGAAGGGTTTCCTCGCGGGCGGCGATCTGTCGTTCCAGAAGATGCTGTGGGTGGCGTATTCCGCGCTGAAGCGTGGCGACGATCAGATTCCTGACATCAACACTGCTGACAGTTTCATCGACAAAGTTGAGGACCTCCGCCAGGAGGGCCCCGACGACGCCGATGAGGACGAGTCGGACGGTGATGAGGGTGTGGAGCTCCCAAACCTTGGTCAGGCGGATACAGCCGTCTGATCTGTGAGCTGGCGGTCGCCACGCATCGGCTCCCCTCGGAGTGGGCCGAGGAGGATCCCGCCGACGTGGCGACCGTCATCGCAATCCTGCAGGAGCAGGCCGAGGACATGGAGAAGGGGTGAGCCGAGGTGGCCGATCAGTTCTCGTTGCACATCAATGTGGAGGGTCTTCCGAAGATCCTCCGCTCGCTGCGCGGCATGCCCAGAGAGATCTCGACCGATGTCCGGAAGGCTTCGAAGAAGATCGCCCAGGACGAGGTCGTCAGGATCCGTGTGACGGCCGCGTCCCACGGTGCGCAGGCTGTGCGGTCGGCGTCGAAGATCCGCGCCAGGTCGGATCGTGTTCCGACGATCAAGGCGGCCGGATCATCCCCACTGTTCAAGAAGGGTGTGCCGACCGGGCAAGTGTTCTTCGGCGCCGAGTTCGGCTCCCACCGAGGGAAGACGACCCGGCAGTTCAAGTCCTACACGCAGCACGAGGGCTACTGGTTCTGGCCGACGTTGCGGCGTGACACCCCGATGATGATCGACGCCTGGATGGCTGTCATCGACCGTGCGATCTCCCGGTGGGAGGCGGGCTCCTGATGGCCGGGGGTGGTAAGGGCCGCTCGATGGTGGTCAAGTTCGAGGCCCGCACCGCGGGGCTTCGGAAGCAGGTGGGGCAGGCTGAGGGGATCCTGACCCGATTCCAGAAGACCACCAGCCGTGTGGGTGCCGGCATGAAGGCGGCCGTCATGTCGGCCGGCGGCATGGTGGCCGGAGTGACCGGGGTGGGTGCTGCTGCGACGGCCGCCGCGAAGGGCGCGATGGACTTCGAGGCGCAGGTCTCGAAGGTCCGGGCCACCGGGGAGGCGACCGAGCCGCAGCTGAAGGCCCTCGAGGCCCAGGCCATGAAGATGGGCAAGACGTTCGGCGTCTCGGCCACCGATGCGATGCAATCGGTGGAGGCCCTGGCGAAGGCCGGCGTCTCCACCCAGGACATCATGGGCGGCGGCCTGACCGGAGCCCTATCCCTGGCGGCCGCGGGTGAGATGGACGTCGGAGAGTCCGCTGAGACCGCGAGCTCGGCGATGGCGCAGTTCGGGCTGAAGGGCAAGGACGTCGGCCACATCGCGGACGTGCTGGCGCAGGGCGCCAACCTGGCGCAGGGCGGTGTCTCAGAGCTCAGCCAGGCGCTGAGCCAGGGCGGCATGGTGGCTTCCCAGATGGGCATGTCCCTGGATCAGACGGTGGGCGTGCTCGCCGAGTTCGCCAATAAGGGCCTGATGGGGTCGGATGCCGGCACGTCGCTCAAGTCGATGCTGCAGCGGCTGTCGAATCCTGCGGCTGATGCGAAGCGGCAGATGGAGAAGCTGGGCATCGCCGCGTATGACTCCTCTGGCAAGTTCGTCGGGCTGTCGAATTTCGCGGGGCAGCTGCAGACGTCCATGTCCAAGCTGACACCGGCTCAGCGCGACGCGGCCATGTCAACCATCTTCGGCAGCGATGCAGTGAGAGCCGCGTCCATCCTCTATACGGACGGTGCGAAAGGCGTAGCGAAGTGGACGAAGGACGTCGGGAAGTCCGGGGCGGCCATGGAGACGGCCCGGGTCAACACGGACAATCTGAAGGGCGACCTCGACAAGGCGAAGGCCAGCTTTCAGGACGCGTTCATCACGATGGGCAAGTCCAGCCAGTCACCGCTTAGGACGGTGGTGCAGGGGTTCTCATCGATCGCCGACAAGGCTCCGGCCGCTGCGACGAAGGTGCAGCAGGCCACATCGGCATTCGGTGCGGCGTTCCAGGCTGCTGACGGGGACATCACCTCGAGTGGGTTCAACGGTGTGATGGAGGCCATCGGTGGCGGGCTCGGTCAGATGAAGAACGGGGCCGTTGCCGTGTGGCAGGCCCTGGGCCCGCTGATCGTGGGGATCGTGAAGCTGGTGGGCGGCGCGGCCCTTGGCGCGCTGGCCGGGATCTTCCGTGTGCTGGGTCCGCTGTTCCAGTCGGTGGGGCAATTCATCCAGCGCCACGCCGTTCTGTTCCAGTCGCTGGCGGCTGCCGCTCTGGCCGGCGCCGCGGCGCTGAAGGGTGTGAAGGTCGCTCTGGCGATCGGGGCGGCCGCGCAGAAGTTCGCGACCGGGCTGAAGACGATCGGCACGGCGCTGAAGTTCCTGCCGGGCACCATCAAGCTGGTCCGGGTCGCCATGGTTCAGATGAACATGGCATGGCTGGCGTCTCCGATCACGTGGGTGATCGTGGGGATCGCCGCCCTGGTGGCCGCGTTCGTCGTCGCCTACAAGAAGAGCGAGACGTTCCGGCGGATCGTCAACGCGGCGCTGAATGGCGTGAAGGCTGCCGCGCTGGCTGTGGGCCGGTGGTTCTCGGGCCCGTTCGCCGACTTCTTCAAGAAGGGCTGGGAAGGGGCGACCGGCGCGTTCGACGCCGTGAAGAGCTTCTTCACCACCACCGTGCCGAACTTCTTCATCGGGGCGTGGAATGGCATCAAGGGTGCTTTCCAGACCGGCATCGACGTCGTGGTGAACTTCGTCAAAGCGTATTGGCCCATCCTGCTGTCGGTGATCATCGGGCCGTTGGGTCTGCTGATCGGCGCCGTGGTTCGTCACTGGGATCAGATCAAGGCGGCCTTCTCGACGGCCATCGATGCCATCAAGGGCGTCCTGACTGGCTTGTGGACGGCCCTGACGAACTCCTGGGCGTTCCAGGCGATGCAGTCCCTGTTCCTGACCGGGTTCGCGATCATCCGCTGGGTTGTCGTGAACTTCGTCAACGGTGTGAAGATCGTCTGGTCGGCATTCTGGACGGGGCTGACCACGGTCGCCTCCGCCGTGTGGGGCGGCATCAAGACGGTGGTGATGGCCGGGGTCAACGCTGTCCGGAATGTCATCGTGCCGGTGATCAACGGGATTCGCGCTGTCTGGTCGGTGGTGTGGGGCGCGATCTCCGGATTCTTCGTCGGGGTGTGGAACCGCATCTACGCGGTCGTGGCGTTGAAGATCGCCCAGGTGCACATGGTGATCGTCCGCGTCACCAACATTATCCGGGCCGTGTGGGGGGTCGCCTGGGGCTGGATCTCCACCCGGGTCTCCACGATCTTCAACAACATTCACCACAACATCTCGGTCAAGATGTTGCAGGTGCAGATGGTCATCACCCGCGTGATGAACATCATCAAGGCGGTCTGGTCTGTCGGCTGGAATGCGGTGAAGGCGACGGGCACCAGGGTGATGAACTCGGTGAAGTCGTCGTTCGACCTGATCCTGGGCGGGATCAAGGGTGCCTTCACGAACACGGTGTCGGCGATCGGCAAGATCTGGGGTGGGATCAAGCATACGGTCGGGGCGCCGATCACGTTCGTGGTGGACAAGATCATCAACAACGGGATCATCGCGGCTATCAGGAAGGTGCAGCACTTCTTCGGGCTGACGGGGAAGCAGCAGATGCCGAATCTGAAAGTGCCGAAGTTCCGCAACGGCGGCACCGTGGATGCCCCGTTCCACTCGGCTGAGCGTGACGATCTGCTCGGGTTCACTCCGCACGGGGTGGTGCGCCTGGAGGGCGGGGAGCACATCACCAATCGGGAGTCCACGAGAAGGTCGCCGAGGCTGCTGGAGGCCATCAACAACGGGTGGCTGAACGACCGGATCGCCCGGTTCAAGAACGGCGGGTTCGTGGGCGGCCGGGGCCGGCTGACCGATCTGGCGGCCCGCAGGATCCAGGCGGCGGCGGACTCGCTCGGATGGACGCTGCAACTGGCCCAGCGGGGCTGGAACGCGCCCAACGGGCTGTCCGGCACGTCGCATGCCGGCGACGCCGTTGACGTGTCCGGTCCGGCTGGCGGGGACCGGCTATGGAAGATCCGTGACGCGCTCCGGCGGCAGTCGTGGGCGGCGTGGGTACGCGGCCCGAAGGAGAACTTCTCGTGGCATGTGCATGCCGTCCCGCTGGCTGGCGCGGGCGATGCACGAGGGTCGGGCATCTACCAGCGGCAGGCGTATGCGGCGGGCGGAGACGGCTTGCATGGCCTGTCCACACGCGACGTGTATGCGACGCCGTCGGGTTCCGGAGGCAGCTGGCTTGGGCAGGCCGTCATCGCCGTGAAGTCGTTCGCTGAGCGGATGGCCGACAAGGCCAAGTCGTTCTTCAAGGGCTTCTCATCGCCGGTGGATTTCCTCAAGAACAAGATCACCGGGATGGCGTCGAAGATCACGGCCGGCATCGGGAAGTCCGGTTGGGCGTCGGCTCTCACCAGGATCCCGGGGAAACTGTGGGAGTCCGGCAAGACGTGGGTCACCGGCAAGTTCAAGGCGTTCCTGAAGAAGGGCGAGGAGGACGAGGGTGGCGCCGCGGGCCGGTCGGGCAACATGGAGTCCTGGCGGTCGATGGTGCGGGCTGCGTTGAAGGCGACCGGCATCGGCTCTGGGAAGGCCGACGAGGACAGCTGGCTGCGTCAGATCATGACGGAGTCGTCCGGCAACCCGAATCTCATTCAGAGCTCGGCGTTGCGCGACATCAACGTGCGCAACGGGGATCCGGCCCGCGGTCTGGTGCAGGTTCCCGGCGTCACTTGGGCTGATTTCGGGAAGGACCAGGGCGCATTCCTGCAGAACTGGATGAAGCCGTTCAAGAATTTGGTGGTAGGAATGCGGGCGGCGGCCGCGCAGCACAGGAACTGGCGCGCTGTTGTGGGGCACGGCCACGGCTACGCCGGCGGGACTCTGAGCGCGGTGCCCGGCTGGGCGTGGGTGGGTGAGCGCGGTCCCGAGCTGATGCGTCTGTCTGGTGGTGAGCAGATCCTGTCTGCGGCGGAGTCGTCTGCGCTGTCGCGCAGGTCGTCGCACATCGCGGTGGCCGACACCTCGGGGAATGGGCCGGCCCTCTCCGATACCCAGTGGGATGAGCTGCTGGATGCGATCCGTGACGGCCAGTCGCCGGTGGTGGTGGACGGCGGGACGCTGCGGGAGGCGATCCGCTCGGAGATGCGGCTAGCTGCGAGCGGGAAGAAGGCGCTGCGGTGAGCACAATGACAGCCACCCAGGTGACCGGGTGGAGGATCCGCCTGGACGTCACCGTGGATGACATGGCGTCCACCTCCAGGATGTCGATCATCCGGACGAGCCCGGGCGGGGCGGTGTCGCCCATCATCGGCGTGGATCGGATCGCACCGGCGTCAGGCGTCTGGGACGACCCGGAGGCGCCCCTGTGGGGGATCTCGACGTGGACGCTGCGTGAGCATACGCAGACTGGTGTGACAGTGGATCGGGCCAGTGTGCAGGCCAGTGTGCAGGCCGACCGGCCGGTCCTGTCAGATCCTGCCGTGCAGGCGTCCGCTCAGGTCGTGGTGCTCGCCGCCGGGCAGGACAGGACCATGGCAGGCCGGGCTTCGAGCGTGGACATTGTGGGACGGCCCACCCGGGTGTGGTCGTGGGATGTGGAGGCGGCCCCGACCTTGTCGCCGGAGCTGATCACCGACACCCCGGAGGATCATGCCGGTATGGAGGCGTGCTGCTCCGGCGGCTCGCCCGTGTTGCTGCGCTGCCCTGATCCGAGGATCGGTGACAGGTGGCTGCAGCGGGGTGGTGACCGGTCCTGGTCGTGGCTGTCCAGGAGGTGCGTGGCCCGGAAGCACACCCTGTCAAACTGTGAGGAGCTCGACGGCGCACCGGCCGGCCTGGCGGCCACCGCAGTCTTCGGTGACACGCTCGGCGACCTCGACAGCGTCGCACAGGCACTGGGTGGAGATGCGGCCGGAACCCTGGCCGCGATCTCTGATCGGTGGACGACACTCGGCGGTATAGCCGCCACTGATCTGAAGGCCATGTCATGAGGGCTGCCACAAGCATGTATGCGGGCGCGGTCGCGAGCGGCGCCCGATCCGTGGTGGAGGCGACGGTGTGGCTCGGGAACTATCGGATCGCGACCCTCCCGGTGATCCGCGGGTCATGGACCGTCACCGACTCAGAGGAGCAGGTTCCGGGTTCCGTGCAGTTCCAGGTGCCGAACACGCCTCAGTGGAGGCCGACACGTCCAACGGACCCGCTCGGCTGGTGCGGTCAGAGGATCCATATCAGGGCCGGGGTGCAGATCGGGAAGCGCGCCGAGATGCTGAACCTGGGATGGTTCATCCAGAACCGCCCGGAGCTCAACGGCGACGTGATCCAGGTATCTGGCACGGGGCTGCTAACGATGGTGGATCGGGCCAAGCTTCTCACCCCTCTCACTGTGGCGGCTGGGACTTGGCGGTCGGCCGTGGTGGCGCAGCTGACGAGGGGGATCATCCGCCTCCGCGTGGACATGCCGAATCAGCAGGTGAGGGCGTGGACGTGCGAGCAGGATCGGTTGCAGGGTCTCCACGACATGGTGGATGCGTGGCCCGCCAGGCTCGATGTGACCGACGACGGTCTGGCGGTGATCGGCCCCGTGTGGAGTGCCACATCGGGGAATCCCGTGGTGGAACTGGTGGATGGACCGTCTGGGACTCTTTCGTCCGCCGCACAGGCATCGTCCGGCGGTGACGGGGAGACGCCCCACAACTGCTACCGGGTGACGGCGCAGCCTGAGGGCACTGACCAGGCGGTCTCTGAGTCGTGGACGCTCACCTATGGGCCGTGGCGGTGGGGCGGCCCATTCGGGTGGGCGCCGGGGTTCTACGAGTCCGCCGCTCTGCCCACTAACAGGCAGCAGTTGCGGGCGGTGGCGCAGTCCATGACGCTGCGCTCGCTGGCGCCGTTGAACTCGTGGACGGTCACGGCCTCCCCTGATGCGCGCGTGCAGAAGGGCGACGTCGCACACGTCAGGGATGCCCGGCATGGCCTGGACATCATCGGACGTGTCACCTCTGTGACGCACACTGCCGACAAGCTCGAGGCCACGGTGTCGTGGATGAGGGACGTGGACGCATGAGCACGGTGAGGAGCGCATCTGTGGTGTCGGGGCCGTCTGCTGGTCTGCTGACCGTCTCGATTCTGGGCGAGCAGGCGACAAGGAAGGTCATTGCGACGTCGGCGGTGGCGGGGGTGGCTTCCGGCGCGCAGGTGCTGGTGGTCTCTGACTCGGGGCAGTCGTGGGCCGTGTCTGTGACGTCCACTGCCTCGACTCCGACTCCTGCGCCGAGTGGCGACTCGTTGCCAGTGGCCGGCCCCGAGACGATGGGGTCGGTGTCGGGGGTTGAGGTGCTGGTGCCGTCGTGGTCTGGCACGTGGCAGGACGGTGGCTGGCGTGAGGACACGCAGGACGCCATACAGGGTGACGGGGTGACTGGTGCGGTCTTCTGGACCGGGATGGCGCTGTTCGGACAGATCACATCGGCTTCGGTGATGTTGAACCGACCCGGAGGTGGGTCTCCGGCCGCCCCGACGATCGGGCTGCTGGCCGGTGCACGGGATCCTGGCGCGTTCCCTGCGGTCCTCGCGACCGCGACGGGGCCTCCCCTCACAGGTGGGGCGCCAGTCCAGTGGAGGGCCCCGGTCGACTGGCTGCCCAGGTTCCAGTCCGGTGAGGCCGGCGGGATCGGACTCGTCGGAAACGAGCCCTGCACGATCGACGGACCAGCGGCCGCCGCCGCAATCACATGGGAGGAATGACATGGCCATCGTCAGAAGCTTCACGAAGGACGACACGTCACAGATCTGGCTGCTGCTGAACGAGCTGGGGTCTGCGATCAACACGTTCGGCAGCCTGAGATTCGGGAACTGGGCGATCGAACCGCGACACGAGTCGATCTATCCGGGATCCACAGCAGGCGCGTCCTACACCCAGCAGGTCGCGTTCACGACGACCTTCTCCGAGGTGCCGTTTCTGATCTTCGGCGGCCTGATCACCACGGCAGCTGGGACAGGAAAGGTGACTGTCAGGTGCTTCAACCCGACCGTCACGGGATGCACGGCGTGGGCCACGACCTATGACGGGTCGAGCCTTCCGAATCAGCGGATGCCCTACGACCTGCTGGTGGTCGGGAAGGTCGCGTGATGGTCCCCCTGATCACTGAAATCGGTCTGGCCGCACTGATCACGGCCGCCGGCTCATCGATCGCCGCTCTGATCGGCTCGCTGGTGCAAGGCATGAAGACTCGCGCGGAGGTGGAGCAGATGCGCGGGAATGTGACCGCCGCGATGGAGACGGCCCAGCATGAACTCACCCACAATCACGGCTCGAGCATGAAGGACGCGTCCACGCGGACGGAGGGGAAGGTGGACCGGCTGTCCGACGCGGTGGAGGCCAACACTGAGTTGACGCGTGGGGTGGTGGCCGAGCAGGACCGGCAGGCCACCCGTCTCCATGCGCTGGAGACCGGGCTGGGTGGGATCCGTGATGACGTGCGGCAGATCCACCGGTCCTCTGACTCTGAGCACGGCACCCTCCGGGATGACATCAGTCAGATCCGTGATGATGTCCGGGCCATCCAGGGCCGGTGTCGCCCCCGCGACTCCCCCGCCTGTGGCGGCTGGGACTACCGCGACCATGAGACCAGCGGTCAGCCCCCGATTTTCAGGGCACCCGGCAGGGACCATGACACCCAGGAGGACACATGAGCAGAGCAGCGTGGTATCCGCCCGCCAACCAGCAGGCGCAGCGGTACGACAGCGTGTACAAGGGCTCCTCGATGAGCCCGAACTGTCTGGTGCTGCACACCACTGAAGGCCAGTCCTGGCCGGCATACAACGGCGGGGCGGTGGCGCCGCACCTGACAGCGCTCCCCGACTTCGCCAACAAGCGGCTGGTCTGGCGGCAGCATTTCCCGGTGACCATGTCGGCGCGCGCCCTGGTCAACGCCCCCGGCGGTGTGGAGACCAACACGGCGAACTGTATCCAGATCGAGTTGGTGGGAACGTCCGGGTGGGCAACCACCGCGAACAAGAACCGCGACTACACCCTCGATTCCAAGTGGTGCTGGGCGACGAACGCCACTGATTGGATGCTCGCCGGAGTCGCCGACTTCATCAAGTGGTGCCACAGCGAGTGGGGAATCCCTCTCAGCGCCCCGTATGCGTTCGACGACTGGGCCGGCAACCACTCGCACCGCATGTCCGCTTCGCAGTGGCGCTCCTTCGAGGGCGTCTGCGGCCACTCCCACGTTCCCGAGAACGGACACACCGACCCTGGGGCCTTCCCCATCGCCGCCTGCCTCAAGTTGGCAGCCGGCGGAACCATCAATCAGGAGGATGACGTGATCAGTGACAAGGACATTCAGAGGATCGCCGCGGCGGTCCACTCCCAGAAGATCGGGAGGACCGGCATCAGCTTCGGGGTGCTGGGTGAGAAGCTGCTCAAGGGGCAGATCACCACCGACGCTGCTGTCTCCGACTCCACCGCCGACCGGATCGCCCGCAAGGTCCATGGCGTCAAGCTCGGACGGAGCGAGGTCACCATCGGGATGGTGCTGCAGAAGCTCGCCGGGAAGCTGGGGCTGTGATGACTGCCACCGACGCTCTCGCCGTGATCGTCGCGGCTCTCGTCTCCACCACCGGCACCGCGGTCGTGGTGCGCCCCGGATGGTCGGCGAAGTCGAAGCGCCTCACCGCGCTCATCATCGCCCTGGTCCTCGGCATTCTGGCCGCCCTTATCGCCGGGCAGATCTCGGGTGTGCCTGGGTCGGTCACCGCCGTGGTGCAGCAGGTCGTCATCTCGGCTGCCGCAGTGGTGGCGGCCGCGCAGGGATTCCATCGGCAGATGGCCGGAGCCCTGGGTGTGCTGGAGTCAGCCACGTCACCGACCGTGATCGAGGGGGAGCTGCAGCCCGACGCGGCGCCTGACCCGGCAGCCCCGGAGCCCGACCCGGATCCGATCGTGGATGTCATCCCTGAGCCCGTCGACGTGTCCGCGCTGGATGATGTCGAGCCGGCCGAGGTGCCTTCCATCCCCGAGCACGCCGCAGACCCTGAATGATGGCATTCATCGACTGGCGGAACCTCGCGGACGATGAGCTTGCACAGGTGGCTCTTGGCGCCGCGGCAGAGTTCCAGCGTCGGCAGACCATCGCGGACGGGCCCGCGAACGTGGACAGGATCTGTCGCGCGTTCGCGGCGGGGACCCTGAGCGTGGATCCCTGCACGATCGACGCCAGCGCCGGCTGCGAAGGCCGCCCGGAGTGGCGGGAACTGGGCACCGGGTGGCCGTCTGGGGCACGCGTCGCCCATGACGGGCACTGCTGGGTGGCGGTCAGCCCAGCCACCCAGGGAGAGCCTGGAGTCTCACCCATGTGGATCCAGGAAGACAGCAACCAAGGAGGAGCATCATGACCACCGTCGACCCGCCCGGTCTGCGATAGGTGCTGGCACCAGCTCCCTGGCACTGGGCGCCACGGCCACGACCGCGGCGAAGGGAGACCACACCCACAGCTACAACGACCTGACCGACAAGCCCAGCATCCCCTCGGCGCCGGCCGAGGAGCGCCTGGTGCCGACCGGAGGAACCCAGAATCAGATCCTCAAGGTCGGCTCGGACGGGAAGCCGGCGTGGGGGGCGGATGCGAATACGCAGCCGCCCACCCTGTCGGCGGCCGACGTGCAGGCCGGGACGGCGACCATCCCCTCCTCGATCACCGCGAAGATTCTGGCGGATGAGATCGACCGGCGCGTGGCGGCCGCGATCGCAGCTCTCCCCTCCGGAGGCTGATCCTCGGGTACGAAGAAGCCCCCTCCACCATCACGGTGGAGGGGGCTTCGTGCGTCCGGGCCAGTGTCAGCGGGCCACCCCCGGGAAGCCGGGGAGGACAGCACATCACACAAAGTAAAACGGCTCACCCCCGCGCGGGCGGGGACTACAGTCGACCGATTCACAACCTCGGGTGACCCCCGCGTGAGCGGGGACATGTCCCTGACGGTATCACTTGCGGCGGATCTTGGAGACCATCATCTCCGAGATCCCGAGCGCCCGGGCGAGCCGCCTCCCGGTCCAGTCAGGCCTCTCGGCCACCAGTGCAGCCCTCTCGGCGACCAGCGCGTCGAGCTGGCGCTGCGCGTCGGTGATCCTGGCGGCCACGTCACGCAGGGGCGCCTCGGCCGCCCGCGCCTCCTCGGTCTGCCGCTGCTGCTCCGCCTCCCACTCGGCCTCCTCTGCGCTGGCCTCCTCGACGGCGCGGCGCAGATCCGACAGTGAGGCTACGCGACGCCACCGCCGCTCCTGGTCCCCGTGATGAGACCGGACGGAGACGGGCCCGCCCTGCCACTCCCACTCGCCGACCACGTACATGGGCGGCCGGTAGTCGGAGATGATCACCCGGCCGTCATCCCACACGCGGCCGGCGCTCAGCCATCCGCCGGCGATCCACTCGCACCACACCTCGGTAGGCACCTCGTCACGGTCGGCTGGGTCCAGCTCCTCGATGGTGACGCCGAGGTCCAGCACGTCGCGGTCGCCGGATCCTCCCGGCAGGGCCTCGACGGCCTCTGCGACGCCCGGCTCCGAGGTGTCGCACCACTCGCGCGCTATGGCCATCAGCTCGGCGTCATCGTGCGGAGTAGCCCACTCGCCCGAGTAGGTGTCGCGCATCAGTACCACGTGGCGCTCGTCGTAGGTGTACATGTCATGTCCTCTCAGTGTGGGGGCCGGATGCCCAGCCCCCGGGTGGTTGGTGGGTCAGAGGGCCTTGCGGACGCGGGCGGCGATCTCGTCGGCGGTGATCTCCCGCTCGGCCTTCGATGGCAGGTAGTCCACGTGGATGGTGTCGGCGTCATCGAGCCAGACCTTCGCGGAGCGGATCGCCCCGGCGCGGCTGTTGGAGATCTCACGGCCGTCGAGCGTGGCCCAGCGGATGTTCCCGGTGCCGTACAGCTCGACGTCGAGGCCGACGATGTCGGTCCAGTTGTTGATGTAGCGGCGATGCTGGCCGGTGCGGCTGGTCCAGTCGTTGATGTCGGGGGTGATGGTGTCGTTCATTTCGTGCTCCTTGGGTGGTAGGTCCCGCTGACATGAAAACCATAAACCCAGGTGTAGATCAGGTCTATATATCGCTCACTCCGAGTGAGCGTTTCGGGGTCGAGCCCCCGCCCCGTGTCGCTCTGGTGTCGCTGCGAGGCTGGACATGGCACGACACCACTGGACATGACTGGACGTCACGACAGCGACAGGAATGGCGCAGATCCACGCTACACCCCTAGTGGGAGCTGGTTTGAGGACGGATTCGGGCAACAACTCATGGTTGCCATCCCCTCGTCATGTCCCCTAGTCAGAGGCAACTTTCCGGTCCATCATCGGCCCGTGTCGCTCAGGTGTCGCTGAGAGCACCGGCGATCTCATCCCCCACAGCCGCCATCGACGCATCATCCGAGGGCCAGAGATGCGAGTAGACCCGCAGCGTCTCCGTCACGTCGGCGTGCCCCAGACGGTCAGCCACCGCCCTGGGGGACATGCCCGCGTGGATCAGCGCCGAGGCGTGGAAGTGCCTCAAATCGTGCCAGCCTGAGCGCGGCCACAACCCCATGCCGTCGACGGCACGATGCCAGATCCCCACCATGGGCGACGTCGACAGCGCCCCGTTCGCCCGGGATGTCCACACCAGCCCGGACACCCCGTCACCCCACCGGCTCCGATGATCCGCCAGCACCTCGAGCGCGGCGGGCCCCAGGGAGACGGTCCGATTCGACCTCGGCGTCTTCGGCGGCCCCCACTTCGGATCGTGCGCACTCCCCTGCCTCAGCTGCCGATCCACCCGCAGCCCACCAGCCTGCACATGATCCCAGGTGAGCCCCCACAGTTCCGCCGGACGCAGCCCCGACGCCGCCGCGACGATCACCAGAGAGCGCAGCCGCTCCGGCACCCGCGAGACGATCGTCGCCACCTGCCCGGCGGTGAGCACCCGCGTCTTCCCAGGAGTCAGTCTCGGCAGCCTCACCCCGACGCACGGGTCACGCTCGATCACCCCGTCGGCCACCGCCTGAGACATGGCGCCCCGCAGGAACGGCCAGCGCGCCTTCACGGTCGCCGGGGCGAACTGCTCCGCCCATCCGTTGACCGCGTCCTGGATGCGCTGGCGGGTGAGCGACTGCACCGACTCCCCCGCCAACGCCGGAATGATCACCTGGTCAATGGCCGTGGCGGCGTGGCGGCGCGTCGACGCAGACCAGTGCAGCTGACCGGCCGCCCAGTCGTGCAGCCAGCGGTCGAGTGGCACCGGACCCGACGGCGCGGTCCTGCCGTCCAGCTCACGGATGACCTTCTCCGCCTCATCCTTGCTGGCACACGCCCTGGCCTGCCGCCGCCCCGCGGCATCGGTCCAGACAGCCTGCCAGCGCTTCCCGCGACCCCACCTGGCATTGTGGATCCGCTTCGGACGGGCGGCAGGATCCCGATCGAGCTCAGGATTCTGGTCAGTCCAGCGATCGCGGATGTAGGCCATCACACCTCCAATCACACGGCCCCTCGCAGCTCAGCACTGCGAGGGGCCGTTCTTGTGCGTCCCAAGATCGTTCTACTTGATGGAGGTCGCGTCGCAGGACGCCGACGCCATGTTCCCAGACCCCGAGTTCTTCGACTGAGACTTGCCGTCCACTAGGACCTCGCAGGACACCTTGGTGGCCCCGTCCATGTCTCCCGTCACGGTGAGGGAGACGCCGTCCCACCCGGTGATGGTCTGATCCTTGGTCCAGTCCTTCGAAATGTCCTCGGTCGATGTGCCAGACGACGCGCCGTAGGTGATGTTCGCCTTGCCATTCGTCGTGACCTTGTACGTCACCTTATGCTGCGCCGAGGTGGCCGAGTCCACAGCATTCACGGCGTCATTAGCGCCCTTCGCCATGCACGACACGGCGGCAATGACCACGACGATGATGACCACCACGGCGATGATCGCAGTCCAGAGGCAGCCGTGCTTCTTCTTCGGCGGCTGCTGGGGCTGCTGGTATCCGGGCGCAGGCTGCCCAGGGTTCTGGGAGGACATGTTGGATTCTCCTTCTTGCTGGGTGCCACCTTGGCGCCCGACGTGATGGTCTCACACCTGTGAGGGGTGCGAGACCGCGGCCTCAATCTGAGATCGCTCCTCCCTACTGAGGTGGGCGATCCTGGCGTGCAGGGTTGGCAGGTCCACCCAGCACTCCTCCGCGACCTCGCCAGGCCATCGCGACCACTGGAGGGCGGACACGAGGCGTGGGATGTCGATGAGCCGGCGGGACGCCTCGTCACGCACGTCCCGTTCTTCCAAGCGGCGCAGGCGCCGATCGGTCGACACTGGGCCACGCTCGATGTGGATGAGTTCGTGGCAGATCGCTGATCTCCGCCCGGCCTGGTCCAGGCTGGAGTTCAGCGTGACGACGCCGGTCCTGAAATTGACCTCGCCGTGCTTCGTCTTGGGCATGACTGCACTGTCCAGGGTCCATGCGTCCTGGTCCCGGAATGCCCGCCAAGGATGATGCATGCCCTCATCGTGGCCCCGAGCGCCGACAGTTCAGCTGTCGTCATCGTCATCGTAGGCGGCTGTCTCGGCCTGCCACGGCTCGAGCTCACCGGGGAGCCAGCCCTTCGGCCCGCGCCGCGCCATCGGGGTCACGCTTCCGTTCTTCTGAGCCTCGGATTGCCCATCGTCACTGCCTCCTCCCCGCTCGCCCTGCTGCTCTGGTGTCTTCTGATCCTTGGATCGCCGACCCGCACTGCTGACCTCCTGGTCTCTTGCCGCGAGGATCGCATCCATGACGCCCTCCACGGCCTTCTTCTCGGACTCGGTGAGGCGGTCGTACTTCTGCCATCCGCCCGGCGGCGTGTAGCCGGCCTCGGCGGATCGGACCTGCTCCTCGCTCACCCGGCAGATGAGCGCAAGATCCCTCACCGTGTAAGACCGACGTGTCGCCGTCGCCTCGCCGCTTGCGAATCGCCGCAGCGACTCGTAGGTGATCGCGTCGCTGGTTAGATCCGCCGCCCGGTACATGGAGCGCAGGCTGGAGAACCCCAGCTCGCCCTTCCTCCTGGCGATCAGGTCGGCTAGTGAGTGGATCACGTCATCCATGGTGGGGTCCTTGTGGGTCGCGGTACGACTCGCCACCCTATGGCTTGTACAAGGAACCGGGCTACAGCGACAGCATGACACGCGGCACGGCTAGGGATTTTGCGCGGCATCTAGACATGTACAAGTGACACGGGTTACCGTGTAACCACGTTTGGTACTTGTCAACAACCGAGAAGGGGAGCACGATGAAGCTACGCAGGATCCACCCGAAGGGAGCATGGATGAAACTGACAGACCCGGCCCGCATGGCCAGACTCCGCAAGCGCCGCGACTACACGCAGTCTGACCTGTCCTCACTGGTCGGCTGCACCCAGCAGTACATCTCCGCGATGGAGACCGGAGCCGACACCGACTGCTCGGAGCGCATCGCTCTCGAGATCTGCCGACGCCTCGACGTCGACCTGGAGGACCTCTTCCGCGACATCACCCCGTCTTCGCTGCCCACTGAGACACGTATAGGCCGTGGAACCTCGAAGGAGCGTGTCGCATGACTGCTCAGACAGAGACGAGGCCCCGCCCGAGTGCAACGGGCGAGGCCTCAGGAACCAACAACGAAGGAGATTCCATGTCCATCATCCCATTCACCTACGAGGGGCGCGAACTGCGATTCCTCGCCGACGAGCTCGGGAACCCCGAGGTGGTCGCCGCCGACCTCGCGAAGGCCCTCGGGCATGCGGACGCGACCCACATGCTCCGTGCGATCGATGACGACGAGAAGGGTCTCCGTCTGGTGGAGACCCTTGGCGGCGGGCAGCAGATGACGGTCCTTACGGAGGCCGGCATGTACCAGGCGATCCTCCAGCGCCAGACCGGACGCATGACCGACCCCACCCAGAAGACAGCAGTGAAGGCCTTCCAGCGCTGGGTCACCCACGAGGTCCTCCCGCAGATCCGGCGCACCGGCTCATACGCCGTCGCCGATCAGGTGCCCAAGTCGCTGCCCGAGGCGCTGCGCGCCTACGCCCGGGAAGTTGAGGCGCGGCAGGCCATGGAGGCCTACGCCATGGAGCTGGAGCCGAAGGCCGACGCCTACCAGGCCTTCATGGACGCTGACGGCACCTACGCGGTCGGCACGGTCGCGAAGATGCTCGGCCTGTCCCAGAACAAGCTGTTCGCCGAGCTGCGGAACCGCGGCGTGATGATCGCCAAGGGTGCCATGCGCAACACCCCGTACCAGCGGTTCATGCACCACTTCGCGGTGAAGGCGTTCGACTACACCCGCGGCGACGGGACAACCGGCACCTCGTACACGACCAGAGTGCAGCCGTCCGGCGTGGACTTCATCCGCCGACAGCTTGGACTCCCGGCCGTCGAGGAGGTGGCGGCATGAGCCTCATTCAGGGGTGCCTGTCCCGCACCGCCGCCACCGCCGCCGACATGGACGCCGCCCGCGCCGAGCATCTCCCGGCCGACGAGATGCGGGCCGCCAAGGATCCCGCGCTGATCGACCCCGAGCGCGTCGCCGAGAGGGCCATCCTCGCCGCCGTCGCCTACATGCGCGACCAGGCGCAGCTCGGCCACGACATCACCGGCGCCCTCGCCTGCGTCATGGAGCGCCAGGAGCACCTCGCCAGCCTCCAGGCCCGCCGCCGCCACCCAGCATTCAGGAGCCAGTCATGAATTTCGCCGACACCACCACCCTCGCCGAGATCCAGATCGCCCGGGCCGAGCAGGCGCCGGGCTGGGACGCCGGAGACGCACACGATCTGCGGGTCCGGTCCGAGCAGGCGCCGCACCAGCAGGCCGCCGAGGAGATCGTCGTCACCACGGCCGCCGACCGTCTCACGGACAAGCTGGTCCGCCTCACCATCGCCGCCCGGGCCGCCACGATCCGCTGGGACCGCACCGAGCAGAGCGGCGGGACCGGCTATGACCCGCTCCTCGCCCAGGCCATGGAGGAGCTCGCCGCCACCCTCAAGGAGATCGGCGCATGACCGCCCACGAGACCGGCTGGACCGTCCGGCACCGCCACGGCCACCGGGACACCTGGCATCCCGGCTGCACCTGCGGCTGGAACGGCGCGGTCTGCCACACCGAGACCATGGCCGTCGCACTCTGCGACCAGCACCTCGCAGACATCAAGGAGATCAACTCATGACCGCGATCACCGATGAGCGTCGCCTGTCCCCGGAGGAGGTGGCCGACCTCTGGAATGTGCCGGTGAAGTCGGTCCACCAGATGCTGCGCCGCGGCGAGCTGGACGGCTTCAAGGTGCGGGAGAAGTGGCGGATCCGGCCCGACGAGGTGGCCCGTTTCGAGCGTGAGGGGGCCCGCAGATGAGCCGCACTCTCGCCGCGGCGGTGCTGGTCGCCGCCGCCCTTGCGGCGCTGGCGGCCCTGGCTGTGGAGGACCTCCTTCACGGGCTCGACGAGGTCGGCGATGAGGGGATGTGGATCTGATGCCCACCCTCACGAACGGGGGCCTCATCCTCCTCCTGCTGATCCTCGGCGTCGCCACCGTCGCCCTGCTCCTGGCCGCCGATGAGCGGCACCTCGACCGCCTGCTGTGGCAGGCCATGACCCACACCGATGACGACCCCGAGGAGGGGAACAGATGACCACGATCAGACTCAGCCGCACCGACATGCAGGACATCCGTCTTGCACTGCGAACCGTCGCGTCCAAGAACCTGGGGTCGTCGCGCCTGATCCCGTTCGCGGATCAACTCCAGGCCGTTCAAGAGGGCACCCTCACCGATGACCGCGTGTCTACGGTGACCGTGCCGGAGGCGGCGTGGGAGGCCCTCATCGACCTGAAACGCCAGGTGCACTCCCTGGTCGCTGCTGAGGAGGCCCGCCGCCGCGCCCACACCCTCGACCGCTACGACGACGCCCAGGCAGCAGAAGGCCGCCTGTACGACCAACTCGACAAGGTGCGCGACGAGTGGCTCTTCGCTGAGCGTGCCACCCAGGGGATCCGGCAGGACCAGGTCGTGGACGCCGAGGTGGCCGAATCATGACCACCGCTTCTGTCACCCTCACCCACGAGCAGATGTCGAACCTGCTCCTGACTCTCCAGTGGTCTGCCGCCCCGAGGATCGCGGAGCAGCGAGTCGTGGCGCCGCTGGTGGGGGCGCGTCGCGAGCTCGTGCAACTGCTGCAACCGTTCGACGGCGAGGTCACCATCACCGGCCCCGCCCACATCTCCGGTGTGGAGGCGGAGAAGGTGACCGTCCGCAACCCCGCCGTGAAACGCGACCGGGAAGCCATCACCGAGCATGACGACCTGACCCGGCTCGCCCTGGCCGCCGCCCGGGTCATCGGGGACCGCCGGCACCTCATCGCACTGGACGCGCAGGCCGGCCCGTCTGGGGATGACCGGGACGTGGCTGTCGCCCATCTCGAACGGTCCCTCAACGGCCTATCCGACGTGCTCTCCGTCGTCATCAACCACCAGGAGCACCGCAATGCTTCCTGAAATCCCCATCCCGGGCGTCCCCACCATCGCGGAGGACATCGAACAGCTGCTGCGCTGCGTCGAGCGACTCGCCGCCGCCGACACGAACCTCCGCGCCGCAGAACTCGACCCGTCCGAGTTCGACAAGGACGGCCTGGCTCACGCCAAGGCAGGCCAGCTGAGGGCCATGACTGACCTGACTTGGTGCGCCCATGTCACCGCCGAGCGGCAGCACTGGCGCCACGAACTCGCAGACCAGCAGGGCTGAACCACATCCATCTCCAACCCACTCACGAGAAGAGAACTGAAATGGCAACCAATACCACCCAGATCAACCTCCAGCCGCTCACCAAGACCAGGATGCTCGTGCCCATCGTCGGGACAGCACCGCTGATCGTGCACAAGTGGTCCGAGAAGGCTAAGCGTCAGATGCTCGACGCCCAGCAGGGCAAGAAGAAGGCCAAGGAGATCCGTGACCCGCAGGCCGACTACGAGGCCAGCCTGTACCACACCGCAGATGGCGGTTTCGGGTTCCCGGTGATCGCGTTCAAGGCGGCCACGATCCGGGGAGCGAAGCTCCAGAACGTCACGATGACCGACGCCAGGCAGATGTTCTTCGTCCACGGCGACCTGTCCGACGACAAGACCCAGGAACTGGCCCCGATCGCCGGTGATCCGCGTATGCGCGAGGACATGGTCCGCGTCGGCAAGGGAGGTACCGACCTCAGATACCGGGGCGAGTTCCTCGAATGGCGGACGGTCCTGTCCGTCGAGTTCTACGACAGGTTCATTGATCAGGGATCACTGCTGAACCTCATCGAGTTCGGCGGCGAGTCAGTCGGCGTGGGCGAGTGGAGGCCGGAGAAGAACGGCCAGAACGGCACCTACCGCATCGACACCGACGCCGAGATCCGGGTGATGTGACATGTCGATCCGCGACGAGCTCGAACGCATCTACAGCTCCGACGGGACCCTCACCCCGCGGGCTGTGGTCGATGACGCCAGGCCAGAGGATGCGGCCCTCCATCCGTGCTTCGAGTGGGACGACGCTGTCGCCGGAGAGCAGTACCGCATCGACCAGGCCCGGCACCTGATCCGCTCAGTGAAGATCACAGTCGCCCCGGCGAGGAAAACGAAGGCCCTGACAGTGCGCGCCTTCCACAACGTCGCCGCCACCGACGAGCCCAGAAGATACGTGCCGCTGCGCGTGCTCATGGACGACCCCGACACCGCCGACACGGTGCTGGCGCGGGCCCGCGACGAATGGCGGCACCTCCGACGCAAGTACAGCGACCTCGAAGGCTTCCTCGAAATGGTCCGCGGCGACCTCGCCGCCTGACAACCACGGCAGGCGGGGCGGGGCTGGCGAGGTTGGGCAAGGCACGGCGGGGCAACACAGGGCATGGCTAGGCGGGGCAGGCACGGCACGGCTGGGAAAGGCAAGGCCTGGCAGGCAGGGCCCGTCCAGGTTAGGCGCGGAAGGGCACGGCTGGGCACGGCAGGGCAGGCGTGGCAAGGACCAAACAACAAAGAAGGAAGGAGCAACCAGTGAGAATATCAGGAACCGCCGTCGCACTCGGCTCGTGGCCCGACGGGTCGCCCGAGTGGATGGCCGCCCGACGCTCCAGGCTCGGCGGCTCGGACATCGCCCAGGTCCTCGGCCTGTCCCAGTGGGGAGACCGTTACAGCCTGTGGTGCGCCAAGACCGCCCCGCAGCCCGCCGAGGACAATGCGACGCCACTCATGGAGGCAGGCCACTACATCGAGCAGGCCGCCGCCGCTTGGTATCAGGATCATCGGCTGCCCGACGGGCTGCACGTCCGCAACGCCGGCACCTGGGTGCACAAGGACCGCGGCTGGCAGCTGGCCAACCCTGACCGGCTCATCGTCCCCAACGTGCGCTCCGACGCCGATCCTGCCGGGATCCTCGAGATCAAGTACGCCCCGAACAGCGCGGACCGGTTCGGCGACGACGGCAGCGACGTCGTGCCCGTCAACTACTGGTGCCAGGTCCAGTGGTACATGGCGACCTTCGGTGTGCCGTGGGCCGACATGGTCGTGCTCTCCAGGTGGGGCTTCCGCTGCTACCGCATCCAGTCGGATCCCGACTGGCAGGCCATGGCCGTCACCGAGGCCCAGCAGTTCATGGACGCCGTCGCCCTGGGCATCGAACCCGACTGGGCCCCCACCCCGTGGGCCTACGAGGCCGACCGATCCAGGCATCCGGAGATCACCTCCGACGAGATCACCGTCACCGATGATCACCTGCTCGACCGCCTCTCCACGGTCGCCCACCTCAAGGAGGCGGAGAAGGAGGCCAAGGACGCCCTCAAGGATCCCGAGGCCGAGGCGAAAGCCACCCTCGCCCACCTCATGGGCACCGCCGGCGTCGCCGTGGATCCCACCGGCCGAAAGCTCGCCACCCGGCGTGCCCGCAAAACCAAGGCCGGAGAGCCCGGCCGCCCCTACGTCGTCATCAACTGAAAGGAACCCCCATGTCCAACGAGATCGTCCGTCACGGCGGATCCGCGCTCACCATCACCGCCGACCAGCAGGGATTCAATGACACCCAGCTCGCCGCTCTCCGCCAGCTCGGCGTCGACAACGCCACTCAGGCCGACGTGGCCGTCTTCTTCCACCAGGCCCAGGCCACCGGGCTCGACCCCTTCAAGCGGGAGATCTACCTGATCACCCGCAAGGGCAAGTCGACCATCCAGACCGGCATCGACGGCTTCTACAAGATCGCCAACCGGGTCGCCGGCGGCACCTGGGGCATCGACTCCACCCTGTGGTGCGGCCAGGAAGGCCAGTGGGTCGACGTGTGGCTGTCCAACCAGCCCCCGTCCGCAGCCAAGGTCACCGTCAGACGCGGCAACGCCACCTTCACCGCCGTCGCCGTCACCAAGGAGTACCGGGCGCAGGGGCCCATGTGGGACAAGATGCCGTCGCGGATGATCGCCAAGTGCGCCACCGCCCTGGCGATCCGGCAGGCGTTCCCCGACGACCTGGCCGGCATCTACACCACCGAGGAGATGCCCGAACACGAGCCGGCGCAGACCAGACCTGCCGCAGCGGCCGCGCAGCAGCAGGGTCCCACGGTCGACTGGCACCCGATCGTTGACGTCATGCAGCAGCTCGGATGGGACGCCGAGTCCACCAAGAGGTTCGCGCAGGAGACCGTCGGTCACGAGTTCGCCAAGATGTCCGACCTGACCCAGGACGAGGTCGACCACGTCGCCATGGCCATGCTCGAGACCACCAACACGGTGGACGCCGAGGTCGTCGACGAGCAGACCGGCGAGGTCATGCCGGCGCAGTGGAGCGACGCCGACGCCGACGCCGACGGGAAGTCGTTCGATGACTGACTCGGACAACCCCACCCCCAGAGAGGTGAAGGCCGCCATCTGCCTGCTGCGCGTCGGTGAGCTGACGGCTGCGGAGATCGGTGCCCGGGTGAACCGTCCTCCGCTTCTGGTGCAGGAGATCCTCCGGCAGGCGGGCTGGCCTGATCGCGGAAAGACCCTCGCCGCGGGGATCCGCTGGTCCGGATTCTCAGTCGGCCGCCCATCCAGCAGCGAGGCCACCCAGCATCATGCCCCCGATGACTCGATCGCAGCGCTGCGCCAGCTCGCGAAGATGGCCGGAACAGCGAAGCTGCGCACCGCCTCCGAACGCCTCGTCAAGGCACAGCAGCAGATCCTCACTGAGGCCGCCGAGGAGGCGGCGAAGAAGGAGGTACGTGACGCCCAGGCGAAAGCCCGGGCACACATCAAGGCGCTGGAGGACGAGAAGAAGACCCTGATCGCCAAGCGGCGTGAGTTGAAGGCCTCCCGGGAGACGGTCGGCGGACGGATCGCCGAGATCAACCAGGAGATCCACGCCCTCAAGGAAGGGGCCGCAGCATGAGCATGCCGCCGCCGTGGCTGAAGTGCGGCATCTGCAACAGGACGTTCGAGCAGTGCCAGGAGGTCAACGGAAAGGTGGCGCCAGAGAACCGGCATGTCTTCCAGACCGTCGATCAGGTGCGCCGCCAGCGCACCCAGAAGCATCTGGCCGGCGAGACGGGCCATCACCGCCCGGGAGGTGACTGGCGATGAGCGACGGGATGATCGCCATCTTGGTCATCTACGGATTCGGTCTGATCATCTGGCCCATCCTGGCCGTCAACGCCCGCGAGGAGGCCATCTTGGACGGCGCCCGGCGTCCCGGGTGTGCGAACTATCCGGTGGCCAGCCGTCGCCTCCGGGAGGCCAGCCTGGCGCTCATGGGATCGCCACTGTGGCCATTCCTCGCCGTGCTGCTGCTGGGCCGGCTGCTCGGCCTGGCGATCCGGGCCCTGTCCGCCCTGGCCTCCGAGACGTTCGGCGGTGACCTGTGATGGCTGTCGGCCGCCTGTCGCCCAGGCACAGGACTCGTGTCGGTGACGAGGACAACGCCGCCGGGATCCGTCCCGGCTCGGTGATCTGGCTGGACGAGCAGGAGTGGGAGGTCATGGCCGCCTCGACCGGCTGGATCGACCTGAAGAACCAGGAGGGCCGGACCCGATCCATCCGGCCCGCCCGGCTGGTGGATTGCCAGGTGCGACCGTGCTGACCGTCACCGTCCACGGCACGCCTCGCCCGAAGCCCGACCCCAGGTGCTTCGGCCGGGGTGGCCACCACCACCTCTCCATTCCTGCCAACAGCCCGGGGTACGCCCAGTGGCGGGAGCGCTGCACCGAGGCGGGCCGGGCGCTCGCCGCCCAGGAGCGGCGGTTCCCGAAGGGCACGCCGGTGGGCCTGATGATCACCGTCACCGTCCCGCGCCCGACGTCGCACTACCGCACCGGCAAGAACGCCCACCTCCTCCGGAAGTCGGCGCCGGCGTTCCCGCTGTCCCGCAGTCACGGCGACATCGACAAGATCCAGAGGTTGATCCTCGACGCCCTCACCGACTCCGGCGTCTGGGACGACGACTCCCAGGCCGTCCGAGTGGAGGCCGCCAAGTGCTACCCCGACTGCCCCCACACCCCCGACAGCCTGCCCCACACGGGCGCTGTCATCCGCATCTGGAACCTCAACGAAGGAGACCAACTGTGAACATCACCAAACCCACCATGGGCACCCGCACCATCGATCTCACGGACCGGCTCACCGCGATCGAGACCATGGACGCTTGTCCGGTCGGAACCACCGTCGAACTGACTGACGGCTCCGCGTACCAGGCCGTCAATACCAAGCCGGGAGTCCTGCCTCCGCTGTGGTCCGGGTACGCCGGCCCCGGCTGCGTCGGACGCGTCCTCACCGCGGGCCAGGTCATCGGCCGCGCCCAGCGTCTCGAGAAGGCGGCCCATCGATGAGCTACTACGACGAGACCGTGGTGATCGCCCACGTCATCACGTGCGACAAGTGCGGATCTACCTTGAAGGTCGAGCCGAACCCGCGCCTCCAGGGGTTTGGCTCGTCCCGCCAATTCCATGCCAAGTGTGCCAAGGCGGGCTGGACGTTCTGGGCCGGCCGCGAGTCGCGGGTCTACTGCCCCGACTGCGGCCCGTCCAAGGGCCACAAGATGAGCGACGTCACCGCCGACTACAGGAGGTGGCAGTCATGATGTGGCACGTCATCCTGTGGGCCGGGATCATCCTGGTCGCCGTCATCGTGGCCACGATCGCCGTCGTCCTGACGGCCACGGCAGCGGTCATGCTCCGCGACATGTGGCAGGGGCGCCGGCCATGAACCACACCTGCCCCCGCCACCTTCCTTGCCGCACCTGCTACGGGCACTGCGGCTGCCGCTGCGCTGGCTGCCTGGCAGCCCGTAGGCAGCGCGACCGCGCCGCCAAGACTGGCGAGCCCCTGCCGCCGGCCACCATCTACCGGCCTGGCATGGAGCCCAAGCCGGTCCAGCGGAAGCCAGTGCAGCTTCACCAGGAGACCATCGACATGCTGGACGACGTCGAATGGCTCCTCGACGCCGCCACCCCCTGGGGCGAGATCGCCCGCCGCGTCGGCCGCACCGTCGGATCCATCGAACAGGCCGCCCGTCGTGGTGGTCGCCGCCGCATCGCCGCCTCGGCGTGCGCCGAGCAGCGCCACGCCAAGGAGTGGCAGCGATGACCGCCGAGATCCAGCCTGACCTGTTCGGCGGCACCGACACCATCGTCACCCCGCCCGAGCCCCGCCATGGCGTCTGGCTGGACTTCGCCGACTGCGCCGACGCCCAGCCCTCCCCGACACTCCTCGGCCTCCTCATGCACGTCTACGCGGACTGCTCCATCCTGTCGTTCGCTGCCCAGGACGTCCTCGACGCCATCACCACCGACACCCTCGACGGCAGCCAGCAGGAGCGTTGCCGCGCCGCGATCACCGCAGCCAACGAATCCGCCAACGATTTCCTGAACCGACGCAACCGAGAACTGGATGCGGCCGGACCGAACCACAAAATGCTTGGAGCAAGATCATGAACAACACCACCGACACAATCAAGAAGCTCCTCCTGGAGCATCCGTTCGGAGGCCCCGATTTCGGCGGCTGCGAATGCGGCCAGATCATCGGCGGAGGACAGGACGTGTGGGCCGATCATCTGGCCCCCATCATCGCCGACGCCACCACACCCCGCACCATCACCGCCGCCGAGGAACTCGACGCGCTGGCTGACAGATCGGTTGTCAGATCGCGCTATCACAACACATTCGTCTGCGTAGGTGAGTATGTCGAGGGCGAGCCGTGCTGGTGCGGGATGGATGGCGGGGATTACGCCAGCTCCGATATCAGCCTCCCCGCCACCGTCCTGTGGGAGCCGGGTGATGACGATGAGTGACCGACTGGCCGAGGTGATCTATCAGGCCGCATTCGACCGCCATGTCCTCATCGACCGCACCGACTGCGCAGCCCTCGCCGCCGCCGCCCGCGCATTCATCGGGGACGAGATCCACGAGGAGCTGAGGCGATCCCCCGGCGGTGGAGCCCTATGGCAGACCGGAATGTACGGCGCCGGATCCATCGCACGAGGAGACACGAAATGAACGACGACGTGGAATACGAACTCACCTTCACCATCAACTTTCGGCGCGACGGCGACACAGTGCAGGAGATCGGCTTCGGGGGAATCCTCGGCGACAGCCTCGAATACCTGGCCCACGTGCTCGGCACGATCATCCAGACCCACGCGTGGGAGACCGAACAGCAGCACCCCGACCCGGAGGACGTGCCCGAGAGGGCCATCGACTACATGCCGATTGGAGACGCGAAATGAACCACCAGAAAAATGCCGAGAGCTTCCTGGATGACGCCGAATGTTCATTCGGCGAGGGGAGCATGGGTGCTGGCAATCAATACGTCGCCCTCGCCCAGACGCACGCGATCCTGGCCGTCGCCGAGCAGCTGAGGATCGGAAACCTCATAGCGCTCACCAATTCCGGATCGAATCCGACCGATGACTCGGCGGAGTGGGGACAGGATGATGAAGTGAGGAAGCGCGCATACAACGGGCTGATCGACTTCATGGAGAACGGCCACCTCACTACCTATCCGGTGCTCAACCCGGAGGTCGCCGAGGCGCTGGGAATCGAGCAGCCATGAGCAAGCACAGCATGGTGGCGGTCATCATCTTGAAGCAGTGCATCGGTCACACGTGGCGGCGCGAACGGGATGGCGGCCTCCGCTGTCAGGGTTGCGGCGAGGTCATGTGGCCCGCCGAGGCCATCTGGCATCAGCCCGAGCACGCCGCCTACGAGGTCCGCCAGTGGCTCGCCGACCAGGTGGATGACCTGCACCTCACCGGATCCGACGGGGAACGCATATCAATGCGCGACGTGGAGGTCTGGAACCAGGCCATCACCGCCGCAGCCAACACCATCAGAAACGGGGCCACGAAATGAATCCCGACGTCACCGAATTCGCCGCACTCATCGACACCCTGGCCAACGGCGACACCGCCAACGAGGCCACCCATCTCCTCCACCAGATCATCAAAGCCTGCCGCGACACCGGGAACACGGGAACCATCTCCCTCACCCTGACCATCACCCCGAGATTCGGCGACGGGCCCGACCTAGAGATCACCGACAAACTCAACTACCGGACGCCCCAGCGGAATCGCCTCTCCACCTACACCTGGGTGGACAAGAAGGGTCACTGGTCGCGGACTGATCCGAATCAGGATGCCCTCCCGAACATCACCGACATCACCGTCAGGGGTGACCGCCGATGACACGCGACCTCGCCTCCGTCCTCCTGGCGATCGTCTGCCTCCTGATCTGGCTGTGGTTCCTCGGCAGCCTCACCATCAAGGCCCTCGAATGGTGGAGCTCACGGAACCGGCGCACCCCGGCTTGGCTCAACCTCGGCATCCTCATCCACCAGATCGGCGGGCTCACCGGACGGGACGCGATCCGCGGCGACGTGTGGAGGGCCGGCTGCGTCATCGCCGGAATCGACCACGCCGACGGCGACGGCGGCCGCGACGTCGCCCTGATCATCCTCCCCGCCGACTGCCACCTCACCGAAGGCCAGCACGCCTCCATCGTCTGGGAGGAGGCTGACCATGCCTGAGCGGATCCAGCGACGGCGCTACAGCGGCTGGCGTGCCCCGCTTGACGCCGTCTACGTCGGTCGGGGAAGCCGCTGGGGAAACCCCATCGTGGTCTCCGGCTCCGGCCAGTCCTGGCGCGTCGGCCTCGGGGCCGTCGAAATGGGCACCTTCCCCACCCGACAGGACGCCAACCGGCATGCCGTCGCGGCATTCAGGTGGCAGCTCGACCACCACCCGAACGTCCTCGGCTTCACCGCCGTCGACATCCGCGACCAGCTGGCCGGTCGTGACCTCATGTGCTGGTGCGACCTGGCCCTGCCATGCCATGCGGACGTGCTCATCGACATCGCCAACGGAGGAGATCTCCATGCCCACCACTGACGAGTTCCTCCGGCAGTACAAGGCCGCATTCAACGAACTCTGGGACCGCATCCTCGCCGTCCAGGCCCTGCACGTCCCCGTCCTCGACCACACGTCGCGATCCCAGGGGCCGTGGTGTCTCGAATGCACCCGCGACCGGCGCCACCCCGTCCCCTGGCCCTGCGACACCACCAGAGCCGCCGAGGGGGACGACGACCAGTGAACGCCGCCAGACCAAGAACCAGGGGACGCCCACCCACCACCGCCAAGCTGATGGAGGAGCTCGAGTGGCAACTCGACTGCCACGAAGGCCGAGGCGCCATCCTCACCACCCTCGGCCTCGGCACCGAGAAATCACTCAAGAACGCCTGCCAAAGATCCGGACGCATGGACCTGTGGCACCGCTTCAACGGATCAGGAGGCACCCGAGATGAATGAGCACATGGAGAAGATCGCGCGAGGATTCACAGCAGCGCACGAGATCGAGCAGTTCATCGCAGACGAGCGAGTCCACACCGCGGAGACCACAGCCGGCGGTCACAACCTCGACTGCTTCGAGAACGAGTACCTCAGCTCCCTCAACTACATCGAAGAGCGCGCCAAGGAGATCATGACCCAGCTCCTGGACTATCTCGCGGACAGGAGCTGACAACCGATGTGGTTCAAGGTTGACGACCAGTCATACGGCCACCCGAAGTTCCTCAGATGCTCCACTCAGGCGATCGGAGTGTGGATGCTCGCCGGGGCCTGGTCATCCTCTCAGCTGACGGACGGGTTCATCCCAGAAGGCGCCCTCGGCGTCATCCGCGCGACTGGTGACGACATGGATGAACTCACCTCTGTCGGCTTGCTCGCCAGAGTGAAGGGCGGATGGAAGATGCACGATTTCAGCGACTACAACCCGACCTCCACGAAAGTGAAAGAGGAGCGGGAGAAGAGCGCTGAGCGCAAGCGATTGTGGCGGGAGAAGAAGGCCGCTGAACGCGCCGAAAACACGAAGAATGTCACGCCGTCCGTCACGGATGTGTCACAGCGGGACAACACCGTCAGTCACGCCGTCCGTCACGGACCTGT